AAGAGTTTATTGAACCTGTAATAGAACCACCGGCTACTTTCCTTCCACCTGTTTTTGAAATAGAAGAGGAGTTCTTAGAAGAACTTGAACTCGAAGAACCTACAGTAGAACTAGAAACATTAGAAGAACTACAAGAAGAATTTGAAGAGGTTGAGATACTACAAGTTTTTGGAGGACCAGAAATAGTTGAGGAACCAGAAGAAACACAAGAAGAATTATCCAGTACAGTCACTGAAGAAGAAATCATAGCAATAGAGGAGGAAGAAGTTAATGAAACAAATGAACCTACATCAACAACTCAAGTTAGCGAGATATCAACTGAGTCAGAAGAGTCGGTCGTGGAAGACAAACCTACTGAGACTAGCACAGCCAAGGTGGAAGAAGTTAAAGAAGAATCTGAAGTGGAGTCGTCCGTAGATACAGACGTTGAGGTAACAACACAAGAGTTTTCAGTTGATGTGTCAGATGTCGAGGCTAAGGTATCAGCTACTGTAGCATCAGTAAGTAAACAATTACAAATTGTAAGCGTAGTTGCTGCAAGAGCTTTAACTCAGAATCAAGCGGACTTATCATCTTATACTAATCAAAATGCAAACTTGTTTGATACACGTCAACTATATCAAGGTAATACTTATACTGATACACGAACACTAGATGAGTATGCAGTTGATGTATATACAGAACAAAACAATAAGTTAATAGCTATGTCAGGCAACGACCCTGTACTTAAATACCAACGTAAAGTACAAGATGCTAGACTTAAACGTATACAATTAGAAACAGAATTATATAATATGAGGAGGCAACATGCTAGATAAATTACAAAAATACGCAATGGTTATTGGAGTAGTATCTGCTATAGGTGGTGGGTTCTACGCTTGGGGAGAATTTAATACTAGACTAGATGCTGTGTCTGCTGCAGTAGGTAGTGATACTATTGAAGAGCTACAAAAAGATGTGGCTATCTTAGATAAAAAACTTGAAGTATTAGAAGCTAAGCTAGATGAGTTTAGGCAGAATCTAAACAATCCACTAGGTAGTAGATAATGGAAACAGAACTAATAGCAATGTTATCACAAGCTCCGGCTCTTGTTATTATTGTTTGGCTTGTTATGAAACAACAAAATGGTAGTAGTACAGCTGAGGTTGCTAGAACTATAGCTAGGTCATTAGAAAAACTAGCTGATGCACAACGTGAGGCTAACTTAATAGCTGAAAAACGTGCTAACGCTTTTGATAGATGGGTTGATATTCAGAAAATGAATTGTGATTTTCAATCAAGAAAAACTAGAGACTGAGGCAAGGAAGTGAGATATGAGTAAGTTAGACCCAGCCTCTAGCAGTTGGTACTAATTGAGTATTTCTTCATACTCTTTCTCATACGCCTGATATTTTTTTGAGTACATATCAGGGTATGCGTTTCTAATATATTCTTTCCAAGGCATAAGGGATAAGTTAATGACGGTTTCGTTATTGTTTTCTCCCTCTTCTGTTAATTCAATATATGTATTTTGTAATTCTAAATTACTACTTATCTTTCTATATATAATACTACTAGCTAATAGGCTTTTTGTCAAACCCTCACCCAGTATCTGACGTAGTAATGTAGATATTAAAGTTTGACAACGATAAAATACATTCTCATGATAACCATCAACAAACCATATCTTAGCATGACCGGCTGCTACTAGTGCTATTAAACTACCAATTGTTTTATCTCGTACACCTACAGTAGCTAAGTCTACGTAAAAATTAATTAGTGCTTCTTCTATTTCTGTATTAGTATCTAACGTAAAGTAATCATCAATTAAAAATACGTCAGACAATCTGGCTAAAACTTTTTTATATTTAATCTCCATACGTTTCATAACTCCTTTGTAACAAATTATCTATAGTTACCCAATCATCAGTAGTTGTATATAGATAACATTTAGTTACAAATACTTTAGGTATTTTTATGCGTTGTAAGACATAAATAATTCTGTCGGGTATAAGATTATAATAAATTCTAGTTTTTTCTTTATTAACTCGTTCGTAATTTAGTATCTCTGGTAACTCATAAAACATTACACTTTCGTTTTTCTTAACATTTTTATATGTCATATGTACATAAGTTTCTTTGTTTACATACTCAGCACGTAGCTCATTTACATAACTCATAAACTCATTAGCATCTAAGTCTTCTGGTAAGAATCTATCTAAGTTTAATTCTTCCCAGTTATTCGAAACCATAGTTAAAAGTTTAGATAATAAACTTACTCTACTGTCCATAAACAAACTACCAGTTAATACACCAGCACCGAACTTGTCTTTTAATAACAAGCACACGATGCCTAAACGTTTTAACATTTCTAAGTGATAGTATCTGTCATCCATAACCGTACCCACTCCTCTATATTAGGGTTATATAAAATTTGTTTTTTTGTTTTGTCTAGGGTAGCGAAGAAAAGAAACATACCATTGTCTTGTCTAGCAGCTGTAGTACACCGCATGATTTCTGGTTTAGAAATAAAACCTTTTTTACATTGTATCCCAAACCAGGTTCGACCCCCACTACGTTTGTTATAAAGACCTATGATTATGTCTGCTTTACCTTTGCTACCTCTAGATTCAATTGAATAATATAGTAAGTGCTCGATAGTATCTAACATGCTAGATACATCTTTGTTCACCCGTTTTTCAAATCTATATCCTGCTTGGTATTTTCTATTTGGCATCTTAATCTACATTATTCGTACACTTGCCTAAATGAGGACAAGTCTTACATATATATTGTGGTACATCAGTAGGCATAGCTGGAACTTGTTGATTCCGTATAGACCATTTAAGTCGTTTAACTAAATCATCTATAAATGGGAACCAGTGTTCGTAGCTTTCTACTACTTTACCCATTTTTGTATACAGTGAATCTACAGATATAATACAAAATTTCATATCCATAGTACTACGTCTAGTATATAGTAACACTGCATACGGTACATTTAATCCGTTTTGTTTAGATATATAAACCCATAGTAATAATTGTTTCAAATGATATTTCCAATAGGTAAAGTCTTTCCACTTGTATACATCAGTTGATTTTAATTCTATAGGTATATAATACTTCTCACCGTTTTTGTCTTCATACTCTTTTACAAAATCAGTGGTAGCAGCACAATGTATATCATCATCATTCATTAAATCTACATGTATAGGAAATTGATTTTGTTCCTCACTGTCTAAGCCATGTGTATGACCTGGCATCAAGTTAATAATCTTTCCCATAATTTCTTCATTAACAAACCCCATATACATTCGCCTTCTAGCCAACGGGTCTGATACAGGTGTACGGGCTGCTTGCTCATTAAATGAATAGTAAGCCTGCCGTATACATGTACCTAAACTAGAGGCACGAACTTGTTTATCAGTACCTCTAGCTTTCCATTCTTCAAACCTTGCATCAAATTCTACGTCCAGAATCTGTTCTGTACAATCACTTAGACTATCAATAAAGGTCTCTGGATTAGTAATAATTTGCTTGGTTGTCTGACTCATCAGTCACCCTCTCTTACCGGTACATCTTCACCAGCCATATCAGTTTCCCTGATAGTAAAGTTAATTGCTGGTGGGTTAGACCCTTTCGGTTTGTTATTCCAAAAAGCCATAACTTTGTATGCTCTGCCATTTATCTGTATCTGACATGAGTATCCCCAGTTAGTCTTCCAACCACCACCACATGGTATTAACTTAGCCTTACCATCATTACTTGATGATTGCTGTGCGGGAGCACTATTGCCGCTTGAATCATTATTCAAACTTGCTCCTCGTGCTACACGTCCAGCTCTTGGTGTGTACGAATTTGCCATTTCTGACCTCCTATTGCCAATTGACGCCATTCTCTTTGACATCCAAAGGCAGTTGTATTTCAATACCTTTGTTCAGTACATCGGGTATTGTTAAATCTAATTCTTCTACAATTTTGTAGACTGTATTTTGTTCTGGTGTGTATATGTCTAACTCCATAGCATCATGAAACTCTAACCATATACGTGATACTAACTTTTCTTCACGTAATCTATTAAACACATAAATAATTCTCATCTTATTTAAGTCAGCACTAAACGATTGAATAGGAAAATTTACAACTTGAGTAGGATTAAGTCTAGTACCAACACGACCATATGGAGAATAAATATAATTTAATTTCTTTGCTTTGTCAAGTAGCTTCTGCTGGTACTCACGTATCCCTAACTTATCCATAGTACTAATAAAACTTTTTACAACATCGTCTGCTTTTGACATATCTACACCAGCTTTTACTAGTTGATTCTTTAATCCAAACTCAGAAGAACCATATACAAAAGCAAAGTTTAATACTTTAGCGTTCTTCCTAGATATACCTGCTAACTGTGACACTAGTGTATGCATATCAGTGCCCTCGTTATATGCATCTATTAAATATTTACTACCACTAAGGTAAGCTAAACAACGTAACTCACTTTGACTAGCATCCACTGTAACCAAATTACCATCTTTACCAAATACACTAGCAAAAATAGGACGCACATCTGGCGGTATGTTCTGCATGTTTGGGTTACTTGAACTCATACGTCCTGTTATAGTGTTAGCTAAATGTAAATTACAATGTATCAAATCATTTTCATCTGACATATCTCCTAGTTTATTTAGATATGTAGTTGTTAATTTACTCAGCTTA